GTAGTTCTATAGCAGTAATAAAAGAAAAAGAAACAGAATTTTATTGTGCAAAATGTTATTTAATTAAACAAAAAAAGGAGAATGAAAATGAAGTTTACACTAAAAGAAATAATACTAATGTGGAACAAAACTTACAACGAAAATATGTGTGAGAAATATTCAGGATTTATTAACAACTTAATAGTGGAGTATGACAATGCCAGAAAAGACAAAGACAAAGATTAAACCAGACTTTGATCAGGACTTCTTTAATCTATTACATGATGTAAAGAATCCATTCAAAGGAGATGAGAACCCTCACTTCAAGAGTAAATTTGCTGGACTAGCTAGTTGTTTAAAGACAATCAAACCAGCACTAAAAGAAAATAACTTTGCTATACAACAAATAGTAAAGCAACTTGAAAGTGGTGGTGCAGTATTACAAACAAATCTTATACATATATCTGGTAAGGTTGTATGTGATGGTGGTATACCATTAGTATCTAAAGATGCTAATGATCCACAGAAACTTGGTGGTTCTATTACATATGCTAGACGATATGGTATGTGTGCCATGCTTGGTATTGTAGGTGATGATGATGATGATGCCAACCTTGCAAGTGAACCAGATACAAAAGCTATTGGTAGATTATACAATGAATTTACTTCTACTATATCAGAATGTTCTGATCAAGAAATGTTACAAGATGTATTTAAAACTTACAAGAAAGAAATAGATGCATTAGATGACAAGACTAAAGAACAATTTAGAACTAGATATACTCAACAAGTAAAAGCAATCAAAGAAAGGAAGGACAAAAATGCAGACAGTTAATCAAGTAACTATACTAGGACATTGTGCAGTTAATCCAGAAGCAATGAAGAATGAAGAATATTGTAAGCTGGTAGTAACTACAAACTCTGGTAGTAAAGATAATCGTAAGGCACATCATCATAAGATAAGTGTCTTTGATCCGTACAAGACTGGGTTCGTAATGCAGTACATAAAGAAAGGTATGATTGTATTTGTTCAGGGCGAACTACAATATTCTAAATTAGAAGATGGTACTTACTATACAAGTATTGTTTGTGGTAGATTTGATAGTAAAATAGAATTATGTGAAAAGAAAGATAGTGCTGGAGTAAAAGATGAAGACGCACCACCATTCTAACATTTGTATTATTCTCCGAAAGGCTAGACATAATCTTGGCTATACTCTTTTAGAGGTAGCCAATGAGTCTGGCTTATCTATATCAACCATTGTAAATGCAGAAAGAAAAATACCAACTCCTAGAACTATACAAGTTTTATCTAGAATATATAAGATTAAGGTTAATCTTGCACAAAAGAAAAAAGGTAATATAGTATATTTGTAGGAGGTATAGTTGGGTCAGTTTGATGATGCATGGAAGAAGGCTTGTCTAAAGAAACAATGTAAATATTGTACGGAACAAGCTGTAAGATGGAAAGGAGGAACATTCTACTGTAAAAATTGTTATGATAAGGTAGAAGTGAAAGGAATGAAATTAGAATTATCGAACCCCCCTCCACAAAAAAAAGGGGGGTTTGAAAATTCTAAGGTTAAGGTTAGTAAAAAGAAAGTAAGAAAAATTAATGTAAAAAAATTTAAATTTGTGAGGTAATATGATAGATGATTTAGTAAATGATTTGGTTAGAGATGAAGGTTCAGTAAAAACAGATAGAGGAAGACACATAGTATATGATTGTCCAGCTGGATTAAAAACTATAGGTTATGGTATTGAGGTACAAGATCATGGACTATCTGAAAGAGAAGCAAGGTTATTATTAAAAGCTAGAATAGAAGAAGTGATAGCAGAAGTAGATATAAACTATCCATTCATGAAGACTGCACCACACCCTATACAAAAAGCTGTATACAACATGGCATTTAATTTAGGTATAACTAGACTAAGTAAGTTTAAAAATATGATTACTGCTCTCGAAGAAGGTAATTATGATAAGGCAAGTATCGAAGCTGAAGATTCAAAATGGTTTAAACAAACTAAAAGTAGAGCAGAAAGAATAGTTTTGTTAATGAAAGAAGCTGGTGGTAAGTTCTACGATTAGCCCAGAAAACTGGGATTTTTCGAGTCGTTTAAATGACCACTGAGTACCACTAAATAATCTTTGCTTATGATTGTACCTACTTTTTTAGATTTTTAGTATCAGTTTTCTTTAACTTGTCAAAAGAACGTAAGCCACCTAGTCCGAGCATACCTAAAAGCAATGGCATCATTACACTCATATCAGCTTGAGGTATTGTTATACCAAACCCAGCACATATTGGTGAGATCATAAAGTTAATTCCTAATGACATTGCACATATCCAACCAACAAGTGGTCGCCATGATGATTGAAACCAGTTACCTTTTGCTTCAGCTTTATTAACTTCTATTTGTTGTAGTGATAATTGTTGTGCGTGTTTCTCTGCCATAGTAGATAAGTCGTGAGCAAGTTGTGCTTGTTTATCTTTATCCCTAACAAACTTACCAATTAGTTTAGTCGCAGGTCCGATTAATGCTGTTAATGCCATTTGGATTCTCCTTAATTATTATGTGAGTTTTTTTATATTCAAGTATATCTAACTGTTGTTCTATTAAAGCATACTCATGTCCTTCATTCATACAAATCATATAATACTTTGGTTTAAAAACCATACACTCTGCTGTATCTATTTCTTCTGCAAATGCTACGTAAGTAATAATACATAATACAACGATAGTAAATACAATACCTATACCAATAGTTGCTTGTTTTGCTACATCCATCATCTCTTTTTGTTTAATCATTTTCTGTTTCTTTGCTAGTAATTTACGTTGTTTAAGTTCTTCTATTCTACGTTTACGTTCCATTAATATTTCATCCCAAGTGTTTGGTCCGAAGCGGAGGTTAATCATATTCTTAATCTCTTGCATTTGCTCATTTGCTAACTTGGCATCAATTATACTTTGAGTAACACTAGATAAACCTAACTCATTTGCTGTACTATTTGCTACTCTATTACGTTCTTTATTTATTTCTTGTTGACCAGTAAACATTTGATCTATCTGTTTAGCAACACCAGATATATCTTGTACTGTATTTATATTTTCTTTTATAAATGAAGTTGCTTGTTTAACTAGAGCAATACCAGTTAATACTGCTGTTACTGGTTCAACCATTAAAAAGGTCTTTTCTTTGGTGGTCTACCTCTCTTGGCTTTTCTTTTAAATAAAGATTTAACTTTATCTAATATACGTTTTAACATTTGTATCATCTGTCCAGTCATATATTTTAGCTTGTGTTTTAATTGTGCCATCTGAGTTTCTTTCTTCAACATACAATGCTTTAAAAGAATCCATATCACCAGCATTTGTAATTGCTGTTTCAATAGTAGCGGCATTACCTCTAATTGCTGTTACATAAGTTTTTACAGAATCAGGAATAGCTTTACTACTGTCATATATACTACGTTCTACTAGCCAATTAAATCTTTTAATTAACATATTTGCTTCTCTATTTACTTGTGCGATAGCTAATGCTTTTATATCTGCAAGATTTTTATCTGCTATAGTATAAGACATTGTAACTTGTTTTTTACTAGCATCAAAAGTAAATGTTTGATTTGTAGTAAGTTCAAATCTATCATCTCCTCTACTTGCTGGTATTACTTGATATATACCTATTGCATTTAACTCATCCCAAGTCCAAGCATTAAATATTTTGAATGAGTGTTTTATATTATCTATTTCTATATTTGTTGGATAAGATATAATCTGTTCTACCTTATCATCTTTTATTAAAGCCCACATTGTTACCTCCTACATAGGGTTATTAAGTTTAAATGGAGCAGTATTACCCCAACACAAATAAGGATAGGTTACTCCAGCTAAATTACTATCCGAATCATTATTTATAATTTTAAATCCATTTGCCATAAAAACCACATCTTGGTTTTGTACTCTTGCACTACTGGTTTGTACTTTTAATTGTTGAAATATTGGATTGTATCTTCCATTTTGATAGCTAGTATTACTAATAGTTCCATCTTGCCATGCAACATAAACCCAAGCACCACTACCTGGTCTTTTGTATATTAAGACTCTGGGTAAAAATCCAGTATGTACGTAAGGACCATCTATACTTTGACCTGTACCAGTATAGGTAGAAAATTTTTGCAGACCATCAACATCATGCCAACAATAACTTACAACATCTGTAGTGCTATTATTAGGCATTAAATTTCCAGGTGTACCTACAGTAAAAACATCAGAAGTAGGCATAGCACCATAAGTATTTGTACCAGATGTAAAACCACCAGAACCATTTAATTGCCAAGCACCTATACTACCTAAGTAGTGAATGAATACGTGCCAAGACCAACTTCCTGTTGTATATGGTTTTGATATAATTAGCTTTGGAGCTTTAGTTAGACCATGCCCTATTGTTTGATTAGATGAATTATTTGAAGTCCACTTCACGATACTAAATCCAGCTTTAGTATTAGCTTGTACTGTGCTAGTAATATCTCCTGTACCATTGCTTGATGTGGTACCTCCGTTTGCTTTACATGCAAAAACATTAAATAAATAAGCATTACCATTTATTTTATTAGCACTACCAGTTGTAAAACCATCAGTATCAAAAGAAGTAAGTGAATTACTATCAGTAGCTTCGTTATCTGAGCCATTTGTTATTAAATATTTTTGTACTCCTCTTGTTGAATCATAAACAAACCAATGGTCATCTTGATCATATGATTTAAAAAGCATAAAGTCTGGTTTAAAATTAAAGCCTGTTACACTTTGTGTTCCACCATTACCTGAATAAGCAACACAAGTTAGCTGTTTTGCTGGTATATCGTCATCAGTAGCTGCTGGGTCAATGTCTGTAGAGGTAGGCATATTCCCAGTGCATATGGCTTTGAAGTCTGTGGGAACGGAATATTTAAAGGAACCATACGTTCCATCGTCTGATGAACCAGCTGTGGTTTCGCCCATAAAAGTACTGTCTTGTCCAAAATTCATTATAAGTACAGGAGTTGTACCACCTTGAACAGAAACTGTAGGATACCATGTTTGTCCACTAACTGTCCATGTAGCACCAGCATTTGTTTTACTAGAACCAGATGTTGGGTCGCCAGAACCCATAAACGTACCATTCAAAGAATAATATATTGCACCATTATCAGCATCAACAGCAACACCTATAATATTTCCATTTTGTATTATACCACTTAATTCACTATAGGTTTTTGTTACACTATTATCTTTTCTTACTTCTCCATCTCTACTATCTAAACCTATTTCTCCAGTTAGTGTTCCATCACCACCACCTGTATTATTTTTAACATATACATTTCCATCTGCTATACCCATAGATATAATCATACCAGTAGAATTACCACCAGCTTTTACTATATATTCCCAATACCATTTACCAGATGTAAAAGCCATATTACATAAACCACTAGCATTGTGATTGTTATAATATCTTGCTTGTCTATTACCATGTTCGTATTTAGGATAACCTTGATCAGAACTGTATTCACTTCTAAACATATCATTACCAGTACAGAATGTAGAATTTTTACTCATATTTTACCCATCACTTGTTGGTGAATTTAAAGATTTATGGTCAACTCCACAACCATTAACAGTCCAAGTCCGAGAGTTACCACTTGAATCTGTACCTAAACTACTTGCATTATCAAATTTTAAATAAAAATCTTTGTAAGACAAAGCACTTAAATCTTTCGGAACCCAGATGTTTTTCTTAAACTCTCCAAAAGATGTTGCTGTTAATACTGCCGCACTTGAACTATGACTTATCATTATAACTTCTGCTATATAACCTGATAAAGTGCTATCATTACTAATACTTCTTCCTATATACATATCACCAGAGTTCATAGCACTGTCAGCACCACCATCTAAACTAAAAGTAGTATGCGTATGTCCATTTCTATATACAATAATACTACCATTATTATTAGACATCACTATGTTAAACCATCCTGTATTATCTATAAACCTATAATTATTATCATTAGTAGAACCCATATTTGTTAGTGCTGAGTTAAGTCGTATTCTATCTCCGTTATCTGTTCCAGGATAATCTTTATCATCAATTTGAAAACGCATAGTAGAGTCTGTATTGCCACTACCACTACCAGCGGCTATTATCATATTTCTTCCATCTTCAGCTTCTTCTCTATTTGGTCTAGTTCTTTGAACCCAACAAGAAAATGTCCAATAGTTTCTGTTACCACTTGTGCTACCACTAGCCAAACTTAAATAATCTGATTCATTTCCAATTCGCAAACTCTGAGATATTTGGTAATCATAAAAAGAGGCTACTCCACTTGAGCCTGGATTTTGAAATAACTCAGAATTAAACATATATGTACCTATGCAAATGCAAGTTGAGGTGCTCCTAGTTGTATTGACCCAGAAGCCTTGACAAAATATGGTATGACATCGACTGCGTTAGCACCTGTTGATATTGTTAAACCAGCACCTCCAGCAGTTTCATAATCTGTACCTAGTGATAATGTTCTACTACCTGAACCATCCTGTATAAAAACTATTATACCAGATTGTCCTACTGATTCAGTAGAAGGATTTGCTAGTGTTACATTACCTGTTGCTGTAAGAACAAAGTTTTGGTAAGTATCAAAGTCTAATGTTATGCTTCCTGTTTGCGATCCAGCAGTTTGTGTGCTACCTCTTTGTGCTTTAGTAAATGTATTGTTTGTATCTTTAGCTACTAAGTCTGCATCAAATGCTTGGACATTTGTACCAATTACTAGACCTAAATTAGTTCTAGCGGCACTTGCTGAAGTTGCATTTGTTCCACCTTTAGCTACAGTTATAGTTGGTAGACTTGATATTCCTATACCATCTGTAACTGTAAGTGAATGACCAGTTGGTATTGTAACTGTCGTACCACTTGATCCTTGAATTTTATCTACTGCTACTGTACTTGCCATTTTTTATCTCCTATAAAATTTGTAAAATCCCATTGCCACCGATAGTCCATGTTGCAGAACCACTAACTGTAATTGCACCATACAAAATAGCATTTTTTGTACTTGCTGTAGTAGTACTACAATTACTACTAATACTATTATAATTACTAAACACATTTCCAGCAGTTGTCAACTCACTTGCTTGAATTGTTTCAAATGTAAGAGTACCAGAACCATCTGTAGTTATAGCTTGATTTGCTGTACCATCAGATGTTGGATAACTTAATCCATCTAATACTACTTTTCCTGAACCATCTGGAGTAATAGCTATATTACCATTACTTGTAGATACAATAGAATTTCCGTTTACATCAAGCGAACCTCCAAGCTGGGGAGTTCCATCCTGAACTACATCTGTTAAAGAACCAGCAACTATAGTTACCCATGCTGACCCATTATAATACTTTAAAACATTAGATGTAGTATTATAAGCTAAATCACCTTCATCTAATGATGATGATGGATCAGAACTTGCCACTCTATATCTAGCAGAAAAATCGTTTACTGTACTTATATTACTTGCAACAGTATTTACATTTGCTATAGACCCAGCTACTGATGTAATGTTTGAATTTGCACTAGCTACTGTGTTTATGTTTGTAGTGTTACCAGCTACTGTTGTTATATTACTTGAGATTCCAGCAACAGTACTTATGTTACTGTTATTACCAGCAACTGTTGCTATATTTGCTACTACACCAGATGCTCCTAATGTAGCCATATTTGTTACATTTGCTGAAGTAGCAAGTAAACTTAAATCAGTTACTATATCACTGGTTGCCAGTGTATTTAAATCACTTACTATATCTGAAGTTGCTAATGTGTTAAGATCACTTACTATATCTGTAGTAGCTAAAGTATTTAAATCATTTACAATATCAGTTGTTGCTAATTTATTTAAATCAGCTACTACATCAGATGTAGCCAATGTATTTAAATCACTTACCACATCACTTGTAGCTAATGTATTAAGATCACTTACAATATCAGATGTTGCTAATGTATTTATATCATTTATAACATCTGTAACTGCTAATGTATTTAAGTCGCTGACAAAATCAGAAGTTATTAAACTAGCTTTAGCGGCAACGGAAGTAATCTCTGATGCTTTACCAGCAACAGTTGTTATATTACTACTTATACCAGCTACAGTTGTAACATTACTTGATATACCACTTACTGTAGTTACATTTGCAGATATACCAGCAACAGTAGTTACATCAGTAGCAGTTATTGTAGTTGCTACATTACCACTTCCATCAAAAGTTAAAACTTTATTTGCTCTAGTTGCTGATACAGGTAATGTTAATGTTGCTGTAGAGTCATCATCTGTTAATCTTATTGACCTTGCTATCTCATCTTCTCTTTCACCCATCATAGCAACCATTTTATCAAGGTCTGTATTTAAACTATCAATTACAAATGGACCAGATGTAGGAAAATCTGTTGTTCTTTTTACTGGTATATCTCTTACTAATGTATATACATCACTTGCAGTAGCACCACCACCTAATGTAATTGTACCACCACCACTTACACCAGCATTTTGTACTGAATATTGTGTGACTCCACTTGGAGAAGCGGCATATGTAAGTAATGTAGCACCTTTAAATACTTTAATATCTGTTACTTCAAAAATTTCAAAGCTATAAGTAAACTGTGTTTGTCCACCAGAAGCAGTGTACTGGTTTCTAGGTGTTGTATCATTTACTACTATTGCCATTTAGTCCTCTATCTGATCCACTATAGTATTTTCCATACTTTTAAACAACCATTTTAAATATAATATATTATTATAAGGTGTCAATCTGCGTATTATTGATGCTTTTCTATCTAAAGTCAATTCATCATCTGCTACTAATCTATAACTATCATATGCTAAACTACCTACAGGACCAAATGGTTCTGATAAAGCATCACCAGTTTCACCAGCAAAAGGATTTTCTTGACCAAATAAAGGTCTTATACCAAAATTATTATAGGATGAAACTTCTACAAAGTTATTTATATCTAACCAATAACTTGTTAATCCTGAATATTCTATACCTCTTATAATCTTTTCTGTTAAAGATTTATTTTTCCACCAATCAGGATTTCTAATATAATCACTAGCTACACCAGCCGCTAACATAGCTACAACACCAGACATTACTCCTTTGTGTCTACCTTGTAATGTAGATAATAATATTTTATTATTAGCGGCAAAACTCCAACTCATAAATTGTATAGGTATTTTAAAAAATGTATGTTGTCTATCTCCTAATAATTTACCAAATCTACTACCTTTAAATTTACCATAAGATAATAATGGTTTATCTGCATCTGTAGGTGTTATTATTGTACTAATAATATCTGCTCTAACTGCCGCAATATATCTTCTAGCTAATTCTGGCTCTTGATCCATCCATTTAGTAACATTACTATAGTATATTTTTTTACCTCTTTCTCCATTATTGGCTCTCCATACTTTAGCTATTTTTCTTAAATCACTTCTAGTTAAACCATGTTGTAATAATATTTGTTCATCAAATTTTAAATTTTTTGTTGTTGGCTTACCATCTACTATAGCAATTCCTGTTCTAATAATTCTATCAGCAGACATACTAGATACCCACTTCTTTAAACCAGTAGTCCATTGATTTAATAAGTTTACATTATAAAAACTTGCTGATGCTCTATCTGTAATATCTGCTATTTTATCTCCAACTCTACCTAATTTTCTATTACCATGCATACCAAGTGATGAATCAATATCAGACATTCTTGTTGCAACTGTATTAAGTATTGGATCATTAGCTTCTCCTGTAACTAATAATAAATCATCTTCTCCAGCTTTTCGTAATGATTTTTCTAATCCATTTAAATCTAACAACCAAGAATTAATATATCTGCCAAATGTTTCTTTTAGTCCTCTTGATAAAATAACTTTAAATGGGTCAGCTAATGATGCTAATGTAGCACTTCCCATCATAGTAAGCTGTGCATATTGTTGCAGTATTCTTGCTACTTGATTAGATCGTGAACCTGTATTTGCACCTAATCCCATTCTACCCATAACTGCATAAGATAGTTCTCTCATATCATCATATTGATTTGCAAATCTATTAGCTTCTTTATTATAATTTTTATTTACTTCTTTGCTATATCTTTGTATTCCATCATCTATAGATTGAAATAATTCACTATCTCCAAATCTGTCACCACCAAACATTCTAGCCATTTCAACATTTGGTCCAAATCTTTGCATATATACTCTCATTACTGAATCTGCATTTACATCAATAAAGTTTATTTTATCTGGACCTACTCCTACAAACAAACTATTAGGTGCATCAAGTTTCCTATGCATTACAAACTTGTTTAATCCTTGACCATTTATATTTTCTACATTTAAATTGTCATGGTCTGCTATTATTCTATTATATGTTTGTGTAACTTTTTTATTTATTTCTGCTTCTATAGCTACTTTATCTCCATCTTCAATAATTTGTGCTAATCTACCAACAGGATTTTTAAGATAATGATTATACAAGATACCTCTAAATAATACTTCATTGTCTTGTATTGCTCCTGTATTCCAATGTCTTGTAAAATAAAATTGTTCATTAGTTGGTTTTACTGGCTTTGTATATAATGCTTCAAAGGTTCTTGTCATATTTGCAATTAAAGAATCAGCATCTAATCTTTGTGGATTTTCTATTTTACCTAATAGTCTTTTAAGTTTATCAGCTCTACCTTTACTACCACGAACAGTTGTTTCTCCAATTTTAAATGTAATTATTTCATCCAATAAACTTTTTTCTTTAGGTGTTGCATTTTTATAAATACTTGTAACCCTATCAATTAAAATATCATAATATGCTTTTTGTTTTTTTGTTAATCCTCTAGTTGCAAATTCTTCAGATAGTTCTCTTAACACTTTTAAATTTCTTTGATGGGATTTTTTTAATCTTTTCATTATATCTTTTTCTATATCTAATATAGAGTCTGGATTTTTTATTATTTTTTCAAATTCAGCAAAAGCATTTTCACTTTCTGCATCTAATTGTTCTACTAAATCATCAAGTCTACCTTGTGTTCTTTCTGTATTTCTTATTTTTGAAAATTGAAATCTTTCTAGTGATTCTATACTTTGTAATGCTGTATATATTCTTTGTAAATTATATCTTAATCTTAATTTATATTCTCCAGTTGCTTTTTTTCTATTTATTTTTAGTAGTCCTTTTTGTATATTTAAACCACTTCGTATTTCTGTAGCTAACTGTTTATGTCTTCTTAATAAACTTTTACCTGTCATAAAAAAATTAGATTCTATACCAGCTTTTTTTGCTAACTCCATTTTATCTAAAAACTTTTGTGCTACTTCTTTTACTTGTGGTATTTCAGATTCTATTTTACCTGAATCACTACCTTTTATAATTGCTAATCCTACTTCATCCATAAAGTCTTTATATTTTAAAGTGCCATCTCTAGTAAAAAACTGTCTTATTTTTTCTTTTTGTAATGGTACATTTATACCTGTAATGTATGTTGGGTCTTTAATATTTTGTACTGCTTCAAGATATTTGTTTTGTGCAAATTTAATATAATCTGCTGTTTGTCCTAACCAAATTCCTTTATTCATATTTACAGTACCACCAACAGTATTGTTTGTTATAACTCTACCTAATTTAGAATCTCTAAAAGCTATACCAAAATCAGCGGCAACATTAACACTCCAATCTCTTAATCTTTTAGCTTTAAATCTTGTTACTGTTCTACCAAATATACTACCTTTTAAAGTAAATTCTAAACCAAATGCTTTTTCAGGTGCTACTTCTTCTTGTATACTTTTTTCTTTTAAATCAACTTCTTGTATTACATCATCTATTTCATCATTTTTATTTTTAGGTATAGGTTTTACATCTTTATAATCTACTTCGCCTGATACTTTTATATCTTCTTTATTTACAGGTTCTATTTTCTTTTTAGGAACAGGTTGTTTTTCATTAGGTTCATAAGTAGTAGTTTTTACTTCTTTAGATATATCAGCACCATCATCAGAATAACTTGATTTAGTAAAATTTTTACCAGAGTTTCTTGTTACATGACCTATAGTACCACCAAGCAATCCACCAAATAATGTTGACCCTCCTAATGCAAATACAGTTTCAATAGGTTCATACAATGGATCATTATATCCTCTAAACCCTTCTTGTACTCCTGTTACTGCTGATGCACCCATAGCTAATCTTGCCGCTCCTTTGGCAAAACCCATACCAACTGCTGTAGGTATTGGTATTAAATTTATAGGATCAAATACACCAGCAAATAAACCAGCAGTTATAGAATTATTTATACTTAAATCTTTTCTTATACCTTCCATCTTTGAATATATATTTTTTCTATAATCAAATTCTTTTTGACTTTTAGAATCTATAAGGTCTTCATATAATTCAAAAGGTTCTGATCCAT